TTGTTACCGCTGCCGCCCAAACTACCTGCTGGCGCGCGCTTTAGATAGTCAATTTGCGCTTGATACAGCGGGTACGACGACGCCGCCTGCCCGATGCTGCTCAATGCGCCGCCCAGCGCGTTGGCGCTGCCGACGTAGCCCGACGCACGGGCTTGCCCCGCGGCAAGCTGCGACTGCGCCTGACCTTGGCCAAGCTGCCCAGCAGCGCCGGTCAGCGTATTAGCCGACGACTGACCAGAACCCATCAGCGACTGAAGCGGGTTAAGCCGCGCGGCGCGCTCGACCTGGTAGCGGTTGAAGGCGTTACCATACTCTTGGCTGGCCAAGTCCTGCCCGAACCGCTGGATGCCCTTCAGCGTGCCGCCCGACAGAAGACCGCCCCGCGCTGCTGCCGACCGTTCTAGCGCCTTCATGCCCTCCGCTTGGCGGAAGGCGTAGCCTGGATCGGCTTGGAACTGCTCCGCTCCGAACGGCTTGGCCAGACTGCCAAACTCAGACGGCGGAGCGCCACCAGCAGGCGCAGGCGCTGATATCGGGTTCTGCGCGGCGTAGGCTTCGATGTCGTCGACGGTGTTGCCTTGGGCGTCCAGGTAAAAAGACTGCGGTGCAGAACCAAAGATGCTGGGGATGTTGATCTCGCGCAAACCATAGGCTTGCGGGTTTTGGCGAACATCTACCGGCGCTCCTGCCGCAGAAGGCGGTGCGCCCAACCCAAGCAAGTTCATAATCTGCGCCTGCGCGGTTAGCCCGCCTTGGCGAAACGGCTCTTGCAGTTGAACTTGCCGCTCAAACGCGCGCTCCTGCGATAGTTGCGCCTGTTCCGCGGCCTGCGCCTGCGTCGCGGCGGCTTTCTTAGCGCCGCTCGACGCAATCAAACTTCCACCGATAGCACCGGCTGCGCCGATCCCTGCTCCGATAGTCGCCGCGCCTGCCGAAGTGGCCGCAAAAGCTGCGATAGGTGCTAAGATAGGCATTGACTAAACTCCAAACCAAAAATCTTGTATGGTTTTCCAAATAGCTCTACTTCTTCACCTGTCGGCTTCAGACCCGCGCGGCGCGTATAGACCTCGACGTTCTTCTGATCCGACGGAACTTTAGTCCATACTCTACTGTCGCCGTTTTTGCGCGCAAAATCAAGTAAAGCCTGCGCGGCATCGCGCGCCCATGCGCCGCGGCCCTCCGGCAAGATAAACGTGTGAATTTCATGGACGCCAGGTGTTGTCTGGGTAAGCCCAAACCCGCCGTGTTCACCCATCAAAAACCAGTTATCGGTGTCCTCGACCAGAGGTGTTACATCAGCAAAAGAGTCACCCGGCCCAACATACGGGCGCACCGAGGGGTGGTTTACCACCTCGTTGATGCGCGCCGTATCAAAAGACCGCTCTAACATCAGCTAACCAGACGCCCCGAGGCGCGGATGTTGATGGCCGACGCCGTGCCAGCAATTGTGGAGATGAAGCCATTGTTGGGCAGGACGTGACCGACCAATTCCGGAAACGTGTAAGTCTCGGCGGGCTGGAGCGTCTTGGTCTTGACGATCAAGTTGTCGTTGCCCGCGCTGCCAGCAGCCGTGACCAGGTTGACGCTGATCGTCGCAGCCGAGGCGCTGTAATTCGTCGCCGTGAACTTGTCGATGATCGTCTGCACGCCGCTCGACGTGTACTGCGTGACTTGCGTAGCTTCCGCCGTCTTGGCGGGGATGATATTGCTGATGTTCACGGCCATGTCAGGTCTCCATAGAGCTTATGTTGTCAGTCACAGTAAGAATGACCGAAGGAATCGAAGGGTGTACGGCAGATGCTACTTCGGCCAGCAACTCCACCGATGTATCGCTCACTTCCCACATCAACTCAATATAGTCGCCAGCATTCAACTGAATGATGTAATTCCAAGCCGCAAGGGTTTCAGCGTTATTGCCTTGAATGCGAATTTGCCCTGCGCTGTCTGGCACGTTTGTGCCATTTTTGCGTAACCATACCCATACAAGAGCGACGCCGCCAGCGGTCTTGTCTAGCTGCGCCGAGAACTGCACGTTGTAGATGTTGGGCCGATCCACAAAAATACGCGATGTTGGACTACCTATCGTCACGCCAAACGACAAATCGGTTGTGTTAAACGTCATGGGATACGCGACGTTTATTGCAGCCGCAGTCTGCGTTGTCGTGTCGTAGAATGAACCGTAGCGAGGGGTGCGGGCTTGTTTTGGCGGCGGGGCCAACGCCAGCGCCTGCAAATCGCTTTGCACAATTGCCAGAGCAGACACTGACGCACCCGGCGGCATAACCGCCAAGGCTTGCGTTTCGCTTTGTACGACCGCCAGCGCCGCTACCGACGCGCCTTCTGGCTGCGTCTCTGTCGTCTGCGCAAGTTCTGCCAGCATGGCGTCATAGGACGCCAGCAGCGACGACGTGTCGGGCGCAAGTTCTGTCTCAGATTGATTGTTTTGCGTAGCCGTCAGCAGCGACAGAAAAAACCGATACCACTCACGGCTAATCGCACCGCTGCGGTCGTCGATCAACGCGACGCGCGGCGGCGTAAGCTGCGTAGGATTGATCGGGGAAAGCGCCATTAGGCTCGCGTCCCGCTCAAGACCAACTCAGCGCCCATGATGTAGATACGCACCGGGTCGGTACCCGACACCTCATACACCCGGTCACGAATCTTCATCGTCGCGCCAAGACGCCGCCAGATCGTGCGATTGCCGTATTCGCCAATCGCCCCCATCGACTTCCAATGCTCGTTCGACCAGGTATGCCCACCATCGTCAGAGAAGCGCAGCATGACTTGCGGGTTGCTGCCTTGTCCAGTGTTCAGCCCCACGCCTGTTTCGCAGTCTAGCTGCATGGCGTGCTGGATGGTGCGCGTCAGGTTGTTAGCGCCGGTTGGCAACGCCCGCCACGACCGCAGCCACTTCTGCGGCTGGCCGTCGTCGGCGTACACCTCAAGGTCAAACTTGTAGAGTTTGCCGTTCTGGTAGTCGCCAACAGCGTTTGTGGCGTTGAAGAACATTTGGCTGTTGGCGCGGTGGCGGTTAAAATCGCCGTTGGCAAAGGCCGCGCGTTCGTGCCATGCGCCCGTTGCCACGTCGAACACCCATGTCGTGTCGGCGGAAGGAAAGTTCAGCACATAGAAGCTGTGGCCATCCTGCTGGTAGGTGTAGCCCACAGCGTCGCCGATGTTGGAATATTCTTGCAACTGCCATTCGATAGCGTGCGTGGACACGCGCTGGCCAATGTAGCCCGACGCGCGGAAAACCATGCCCTGCCCGCGAGCATCCTTGCCCAGCCAGTAAATCTGGTTGTCCATCTTGGCGATGCTGTGCGGCGAAGCGCAGCCAAGTTCGTTGAACGCACCCTGAATGCGTGCCAGCGGAAAGTCGAGCAGCCCTGCGTCATACCAGACTTCAGTCGAGTTGGTGCCAAACACCCAGACTTCGCGGTGGTCAACAAAGATCGCCACTACGTTGTCGGGGTTGCCTTCGGCGCTGGCAAACTCCAGCGGGTCAATGCTGGTGCCGTCCAGCAACTGCGTCACCCAAATCTTTTGGCTGTTGGGTTCGTTGAACACAAAGTAGCCGTCGATGTACCCGACCGTTACCGCGCCGGGGAAGTCTATATCTGTGATTTGCTGAAACACGTCGGTGCTGGAGTTATAAATATAACCTTGCGGATCGGCGGCGATGAATAGCTGCGTGCCGTTGTCGGCCATGCTGACCGGCCCTGAGCCTGCTACCGTGCCTTTGGCAACTGCGTTCCAACTGCTGTCAATCTTATACAGCGTATTGCCCGACACAGCGTAGCCGTAGTCGCCAAACTGCCACAGTCCACGGACAGGGCCAACGCCGAGAGTAGCCAACAAAGTCAGCCCCGGCGCGCGCTGAAGGAACGCAGGCTCTTTGCCGCCTTCCGGAACGACTTCCGGAAAGAGGTTGACCATGCGGTTGTCGGCGGCGTTGACGCTTCGAGCGACATACGCCGACCCTAAGATCGGCGTTTTCATCAGTAGTTACCCGCATAGACGTTAAACCGCTGCCGCGACGCCACAAGGCTGTACGGCATGGACATGATGTCGTCGGGGTTGTTGATGCGCTTGAGGTTGCGCTTGCTGGTCATAGCAATACGCATGACCTGTGAGGATGGTTCCATACCAAACTCAGGCGACATTTCCGTGGCAAGATTATACCGAAAAGCGCGCAGATACCCGGGCGGGAAGTGCAATTGGGTAGCCAGCGTTGCAGGCTGCGTGAGTTCTTCGACAGAGATGAAGTGCCATTCCAGATCGCGCGTCGGGCGCGGGTAAATGTACATCTCAATGTCGGGGAACGTCATGTTGACAAAGATGACTTGCGGGAAGGTCGAGGTGACCGTCTTGACCGCAATGCCGTTGTACTGCTGCTGGTTGATAAACTTGATGCCGTAGCTGACGCCCGTGCCTGGGTCGCGGAAGTAGGTGCTATCGTCGAGCAGCACAGGGCGGTTACCGACAAAATTACCTGACGGCCCCAGCGTGCGCGACAGTATTCCCGATGGCCATGTGAACACCTGATCCTGCGTGGCAAACACCGCCAAACGCTCAGTGTTCCAGCTATCAATCATCTGGTTCATCGCGTTCAGCGCGTCTTGCGACGTTTCCGCGGACGGCACTTCGCCTTCTGCCAGAACACCCAGAAGTCGCAGCGACCCGTTGATGATGTCTCCGGCAGTCGTCATTGGTTAGCCTTCCTGCTTCGCGCGCGGGCGTCCGCGCCGCTTAGGTGCCGCCATCTCGTTGACAGACTCGTCGTCGTCATCGTCCGCCAACACGGTTGACGTATCGACATCATACCGCTGCCAGCCGCTCATTGCATCATAATTCGCTTCTTCATCTGAGATAGCGACTTTTGCGCCGTGCGACGGGTGAACCAGATAGATGACAGACATTAAGCACCTTTTTCATCTTCGGACGCTTCAAGCCGATTAATCAGCATACTATACGCCGCGATTGTGGCTTGAGCCTGAAGTATAAAGGTTTTAGCTTTATCTACTTCAGACTCAAGGTCACTGATTTCCGAAAGAAGAAATTCTTTCGTTATTTGCATTAGGCGTCCGACACCATGATATAGTACGGAGTGCCGTCGTCGGCCACAATCTTAATCTTGTGCGACAGTGCAGCACTGCCTTTCACTGCCACCATTGCGGCAGGCACGTTCATCAGATTGGCAATCGTACCTGCGCCAGAGTTGGTAAAACGCAAGAACGATGCGCCAGCCCAACCAGCCACATTTGGAATGTCGCTATCGACCTGAATGGCAGCTAAAGTACCGCCAGGCGTTGTAGAAGTTCCGCCGATGGTTGCACGAAGCGCGTTAGCAGCACCGGAGATAGAACCGCCGGTATTGACCGAAGTAGAGATGTGCGCGCCGTTGATCGTACCGCCCGTTGCGGCGTTAGCGCCGGTCACGACCGAAAAGGCACGAATAGTTTCGCCCGCACCCGTCGAGGTAAAGGTCAAACGCGAGTAAGCTAGACGAGTGTCACCCGAAGTAGCCGACGTAGTTGCGTAGCTGCCGTTCAAAACGCCTGCTGACGCAATTTCAATAGGAGCGCCTGCTGAACCGACCTGAACACTGTCCAGCATTGGATCGGCGTATGCAACACCGATAGGTTTGTTATTCGCCATGAGATAACTCCTTAATTAATTCCATAAGAAGATAAGGTTGCCCCGACCGAAGCCGGGGCAAACCGATTAGCCAGCGATGCGGTACAGATTGTACGTTGCGTCGCCGGTCTTGACCGCGCGGAACAGGACGCTCTTAGATGCGACACCCGTACCGACGCCAACCAGCGTCCAGCCCGTACCAACCGTAATGGTCGGGACGCCCGTGCTGGTTGCGATCAGCGAGATGTCAAACGACGAGCCAACGCGGGCGCTGCTGAAATCAGCGTCCGTAAGCGCAGCCGTTGGCAGCACAAGGTTGGCAGTGCTTGACGACGTGTAAACGACAAGGCCACCGGCCAGATCAAGCGTCGTCAGGGTCACACCCGCAGTGTACGCGGTCGGGATAGCCGAAGGCGCAAACAGAATTTCATTAGCGTTGCCATCGCCGACCTGATAACCGCCAGCGCCATTGGGAATTGCCATAGTATATTCCTTTCAAAAAAAAGTGGCCCCCAGCGAACCGGGGGCCGATTAGGTTAGCCCCAGACGCGGCAAGCCATCTGCGGACGGATCGTGCTGAAGCCGTACAGAACGTCAATACGGCAAGGCATACGGTCATTGTTGATGTCGTACTGACGAACAATGCGCAGGCTGATGCCGTTGTGAACCTGACGCGAGGCCATATCGACGCCCTGCGGAAGCAGGAGATCGGCGGTGGCAAAGGTGATCGCGTCCTTGTGGTACACAAGGTTCTGGGCGTACTGCGACGAAGCCGCGCCGACAAACACAACTGCCTTAGCGTTAGCAGGCAGAGTGTTGACAGTGGCGAGTGCATGCGCAGCCGAGTAGATCGCGGCCACGGTCACGGTAGCAGTCGTGGTCGATGTCGAAGACGACAGCGCAACGAACTGGAACAGCGAGCCGGTGCTTTCACGGGTCTGCGGGTTGACGGCAAAGCAGTCAGCAATCGTGAACACATCGCCGGGGAGGATGGTTTCACCCGAACCAACAGTCAGCGTCAGCGTGGTAGCGCCTTCCGACGTTACGGCAGCGC